TTGTACATAGTTTGTTTGTTTTTCCAAACATAGCACACGTTATTGTATCTTGCCTTCTATTCTGCTAACCGCTTGCGATAACTTGTTTAATCTATTGTAGATGTCAATAATAGTTTTCTCTCTACGGTTACTCATGTTAGATAAAACCATAACAAAAGCAGTAGCTGCTGCTCCTATTAACATCGCTTGTACCTCTGTCATTTGCGTAAATAGGTAATTATGTATAGTATGACTAATAAATCCTAGTTATGACAGAGGAAAAGAAAAGCACTTTTCAAAAAATTAAAGAAAAGTTTGAAGATAAAGAAGAACAGTTAGAAGTACTAGGAACTTTTATAAGACTTGGTGTTATGGTTTGGGCAGGTTTCATTATTAGCTTAAATTACATTAGTTTACCGGGCATGGCAAAAGATAATTCACCCAAAGATATAACTTTTATTGCTTCAGTATTTACAGGATGCCTTGCTACATTTTCGGTAGATGTAGGTAAAAAAAAGAAAGAAGAAAAAGAGGACAAACCTAAAGAACTTGCACAATCTGACAATAGCTATCAAACTATAAGAGTAGAAACACCTATAAAAATAGTGGGTGCTAAAGTTATTGATCCTAAAAAATGAAAAAACTATTTGCACTACTGCTATTGTTTAGCCCTTCTGTAGCACTAGCAGACATCACGCAAAAATTCACTACATCTGCCCAGATTACTGTGGATATGCCCTATTCTGTTACGAATAAATTGGGTACGACTTATTCAATAACAGGAACAAACATAACCCCATCTGTAACTAGCGGAGGATCTACAACATCTGGATCTATTGGTGGTTTAAATGTGGGCAGTTTGACCGCAGGTGTACCTGCTCTTATACAAACTGACAAAGCGGTAACAACAGCAGGTTCTAGTTTCGCTTTGACAGAATCAGTAACAATGGGAGATGCGACACCATCGGCTGTTACCCCATCATCAGGTATAGCAGCATTACCTCATCTATCAGGACAAACAACTATAGGTTCTGGAGGTACTTTAGGATCAGGTGCTATGACTTCTTTATCATCAGGTGTTCATACTTGTAGTGGTGCATTTGGATCAGGTTCAAGTTGCGTAGGATCAACCACTGTAACTATTACCATTGACTAAATTTTGGCTGCTATTAATAATATTATTTCCTGTCAAAACCCTTGCAAATCCAATAGTGCCTACCTTCCGAACAGGATCTTCAAGCACAAATTCCCAATCAGAGTCTGTAGTTACAGAAAATATAGTCAGCCACCAGTTCCGTACAGGGTATTCTCTAAGTGTCTCAGGCACGAACATAGAAAGTGCAGATGTTAATGGTTATATCAATTCAATTCCTACGGCAGAAGCTACGCAAACAGTTAATGGGATTAACTTTTCATATACAAGTCCTACGTTGGAAGGTGTGCCTAGATGGAAAATAGTAAATTCTTCACAGCCTTTCAGTTTAGTCGAGTCTATAATTTCTCCCGGCCTAGACACAATAACCACAATAAACCGCACCATAAATACAACTACAACCACCACCGTAGAAACTACGTTTGGGCAGTAATTTTATTATTGCTATGTCCAAGTAAGGTTTTAGCTAATACAACCGTTGCAAGCCCCTCTAGCAACGCACAGGGAACAGTTAATAACAACGCTACTATGATTGCTCCTAGCTCAACTCCACAATTTAGGATGAGTCAAGGTATTGTTTGTAGTTCTCCTAGCCTTACCATTACTCCTTATGTAACTGATGCATGGTCATTTAATCGTCCTATAGAAACTGTTACCAGACAAAATATTTATGACGAAACTACTGGCGAAATAAAATACGTTCAAGAAACACCAAGATTTGAGAAGGATAACTACAATTTAAACTACGGTATATCAGCACAGTTTAGTATTCCGCTAGGCAAAGCACCTGCACTATGCCATCAGGCAACAGAAGTAAATATAAAAAATCAAAAGTTATTATATGAGAAGGGAAAATTAGAGCTTGCCCTTTTTAGGCTTAAGGTGTGCGGTGAACAGGCAAAACTAGGTGTAGTTTTTACAGGCAAGTTTGCATCTATATGCGAAGGGATAAAAGTTACTGTTCCACCCGGCCAAGTTATTCCTCACTCTCATTCTTTGAAACCTTAGATTTATTTAGACGTTTACCAATATTTTTTATCGCAGCCTTTACTGCTCCTTGTATCAAAGGTGCAAGAGCCGCAGAGCTACCGGCAACCAAGCCAATAACAGTAGTGGAAATAAGTATCTCAGGAGTACCAATAAGACTTTCTCTGTATGGTACGTTTTCCCAGATCGGGTCACAAGAACCATCTGATATATTTCTCTCCCACTTTACCAATCTTTGAATTTTTTTATCATTTCTGTAATCTCCTTGCATATATGGTGCATCTTTTGGTGGGCATGGTTGATATGTTACTTCCTCTTTTTTGTCTTTTGGTGTCTCAGTTTTAGGTGGTTCACTAGTTGGCATCTCACCTTCATTAGCAAGATTAGGTATCTCTTCTGTAATTGTTAATTGATCTGGTACATAATTTAATGGATTGAAGCTAGGGTATGGACAATTACTAACCACACCATTAGGATCTTCTATTAATAAATTTCTATTGCCTGTATTTTTTGTATCTCTGTGGTAGTAAGTGCAACCTATAACTTGTACATTTGAATGCCCATAGTCAGGCACATAAGTATATGGGATGTGAACATCAGGTATATGTATCTCAGGTATTTCCAATTAAAACTTTATTTCTTGTTTGGGAAGTGGGATAGGCATTGATGGCCCTGTCATGTCAGGTAATCCTTTATCTAATACGTTAGGCAATAACCCCTTCACCTCGCCAAGTATAGAGTTCATAATTTTAGACTTAAATTGCTCAGATTGTACAAATTTGTATGTATAAAATCCTGTACCAACAATGCCCAAAGTTAGAATTGTAGATAGGATAGTTAAAGCGTCAAGGATTTTTCTTAGCATGATTAAAGAACAGATAGCACGAGCCACAGCACTAATGTCCGTAGTCGTTTTGCTACTTATTGTAGCCTTATCTCCTCTCTACGTCACTATGAGCTTAATGACTAGGCAGATGCAGCATAAAGTTAACTAGCAGCATCCTCCTGTCTATCTTTTAAGATTGCCTGTATTTCGGCAAATCTAGTTTTACATTGGTTCATAACATCATTTGCTTCGTTATGTTTTTTAACTACTTCCTGTAATTCAGTTTGTAGTTCGTGGTCTGTTGGTTTGGTCATTATTAAGATGGTTTATCTGCTATTAGTTTAGCTTTCCACGCTAAAAAGCTACTCCTGTTTCTTGTCCTGATGGATCTGTTGTATCTACTTGTAATGATAAAATTCTTTCTATTTCAGTTATACCTTCTGTATCTAACGCATTTTTAACCCAAGTAATCATAGTTGCTTCATTAGGAGTTTTTGCAGATGTATCAAATGCTATAAAATCAGAAGGTAAAGATTCTGGTTCAGTAGAACCTATAAATCCAAGATGACTTACTTGTTCTTTACCTCCAAACATAGCTTTAACTGTAAAAGCAATTTCTGTAAAATAGCCAGTTGTACTGTTTCTTTTACATTGTGTAGGGTCAATACCCCATTCGTATGTAATACTCATAATTGTTATCCTAATAATAGTACTTTAAACCAAGTATGGTTTTGTGATGCATTTATACCAAGATCATTATGATTTCCATAAGCTTTAAATCCAACTGCATCATTAGCACTTAGTTTTAAAAACGTTGTACAATCAACAATAGTTTTTAATGCATGGACATTATCTGAATAATTTGCTCTACTGCCGTTAACTGTAAACCACGCTTGAGTAAAGTGCGCCCCACCATTTTGATAAGCTGATCCAGACAACATATAAATACCATCTTTAGGTACAGTAATCCGTCCATTACTTGTATTTAATGCACTACTACCATTTTGACTTTGTGCCGTAGCATTAAATATTATGCCAGTACCAAAATTACCTGATGAATTATAACTACTTTGAGTACTTGACCTGTACACAAGACAATAAAATTGGTAAGGTTTTGTAACGTGACCATTATCATCTATATTTACTCGTTCAGTAGAGCTATTTCCTGTTGCAAATTTAATATTATCAGTAGATCGAAAAGCTAAATCGTTAGCATCTCCCATAGAAATTCCACCACCACAACCTACATAATGTTTAGTAGATCCCTGTTGTTGGAATCTCAGGTGCGCACCATTACCATTACCTGTATCAAAAATTACTGGGTTATCGCTAGTAGAATCGTAAACATCTAAAGCTGAATTAGGACTATTTGTTCCAATCCCAACCCTTCCAGACGAGTCTATACGCATACGTTCTGAGCCAGCAGTATAATATTGCATACTGTCATCAGCATGATTATAAATTAATCTTCCTCGACCATTTGCACTTGTATCACTGAAATGTATCTGTGCATTAGCAGATGTACCAGTTTTTATATTTATACCTCCATCAGAGGAAGTATCCATAATTACTAAATTTTGTGAACCATTTATAGATTCACCACTTGGATCTGTTGTACCTATACCAACACTGCCATCATGCAGTATAACTGTATCGGCAGTTCCACTATAATTTGTAAAATGAGCATTTATATTAGTTCCAGAACCACCTCTGTGTATAGATTTAAAGGCAGGGTTATTGCCAGTATTTTGTTGATGAACTTGAAGTGTATCGGTACTACTATCAAAGGTAAGAACTGATTCACCATTCAAAGTATTAGCAGTACCAGAGCCAGTAATAACTCTGTTATCTGCGTTGTTGTTTATTGTTGTACCAGCAGGGATGCTTACTGTTTCAAAGCTAGGATCTGCTCCGTTGTTTGCTCGTAAGAA